GACCGCACGACCCTCGCCAACCGCGACATTCTCTATGCAAATGCCCGCGCGCAAAACCCACAACGCTGGTCAGGCAAAACCCGCAACTGGCAACCCGCCGGACCCGTCTGGCTAAACCCCGAAACCGTAACCAGCGCCCCCGAAATCAGAGACGCCGCATGAAATCGGCGGACAACACCTTTGACAAACACCGACCCCGACCCGACCGATCTTTTGGCGGGTGCGGCTGAGTCTGATCGTTTTGCCTCGCTCAAGACTGAGTTCGTGTTCGAGTGCCGAAATGCTTTTCCAGAAGTCCAACACGATGGGATCGTTCGGATCATCAACGTCTTTCGACGCACGAACCTCGATCAGGCGGCGTCTCGCGGCGTCTTCGATTTCTTGGGCACCTTCTCGTTCGGCGTTCGCGATCCAGTTTCGCAATTTGGACTCGTCTTCGCAGGCTGCGATGACTTCTAGGATTTTCTGATACTTCGACATTACGCCACCTCATTATTACGAGCATAACGGGATGCCCTCGCGAAGATATTGTCCGCGCTGCTGATCTTCACATTGCCCTGCTGAAGAACGTATCCATTGTGCTCCATGATCTGCCGGACCATGTGACCCATCATTTGCTTGATGCGATCTTTCCTGACCCCTTCGCCATAGCGTTGAAGCAGGAGCGGCGAAAGCGGTTCTATCGCCGGTCTCGAAAGGAAAGTTGCGGTTTCCATGCGAATGACGTTTTCGGGTTGGTTCAGGAAGTCCCAGATTTCTTTCCCACCCTCGTTCTCAAAGGTGGATTTGTAACGTTCTTGCCGATAATCCATAGCGCTCTCGTGCAATTATGACGCGTCAAATATGACGTATCATGAGGGCACCGTCAAGGGCGCTGTCTGGATGGTCGCTTTGAGGAAGTGGCGTTGTCGGGGTTGGGCAGATCACCCACCCCCAAACGACTGAATATTTCGCACCCGCTCGCCGGTGGGTTCCATCCGCTTGAGATAGAACCGCTCCAACTGTTCGACCGAGGTGCCTGCGTTCTCTGCCAACCAGTAGATGTTGACCTTGCCCTCCGACTTTCTCAGTCGCGTCTGTAGCGCGTAGTGGCGCAACGAGTATGGCGACCGCGCGTTGCCGTCTTTGTCCGTCTTCAATTTCGCCTCGTCGAGGAAGTGGTTGAAGATACGACGGTAGGTGTTCACGGCAGTCGTCCGGTTCGCATACTCGGGCATGAATACGAAGTCGGTGCTCGCCGCGCCAGCGTGTAGTTCGCGCTGCTTCTCGAATATGTCGACCGCTGCCTCCAGCGATGCAGAGGTGCGATACCCGGTCTTTCCCGTCAGTGTCATCAGCAGGTGCTTCGGATCGTCCTTCGTCTCAATGTCGCAGAAGCGGATGCCGAAGAGTTCCGTCTCGGTCGGTCGCAGGAACGAGTGAACGGCGAAGACGATCAGGTTGTAGTGCTCGCGTGTGACCTCGACCCCGCGAACCTTGTCACCGCGATCTGCGCAGGTCCGTGCCGCTTCCAGCAGTTTCTTGTATTCCGCTTCGGTGAACGACACGCGCGGCGCGTCCTTGGCGCGGTGCTTGGGCATCGGTGGAATGATATCAATCACGCCATCTTCCAGCGCGATCATCAGCACTTTGCGGATCATCATGCACTGCTTTGCCTTCGTGGACGGTGCCAGGGGTTTGTCCCGTCGCTTGTCCAGAAAGACCAGATAGTCCCGCACCATGCCCGAGGTGATCTTTCCCACATCGTATTTGCCGAAGTAGGAGACCACCCCGTCACCCTCGCGATAGAGGATCTTATACTCGTCTGAGACGGCATACTTGTTGCGCGCGCCCTTCTTCTGGACGCGGGTCATTTCCGACAGCAGATGCGCGTAATGCTCGAAGGAGCGATCCTTCTGCGCGGCATGGTTCGTGTTCTGCTTCGCGCGATAGTCAGCGAGGATTTCTTCCGCGACCTCGGCGGCGTCCAAGCGACTGGTTTCCTTGGTCGATTTGACGACATACCGGCGCTTCACGGAATCATAGAGACGCGCGTGCCAGAACGGCGACCGACCCGTCTTGTAGATGCTGAGTCCGCGTCGCAGGTGCTTGATCTGTTTCTTCGCGTTCGGTGATTTTCCGGTCAAACCAAAGACTTACCAAGAGTGTCTAACTGTGTCTAAGTATAGAGCACGCGGGTAGCGTCGGCAAAGAGAGAAGATTATCGTTTATTTTCAGTATTTTTTGGTGCCCGGGGGCGGAATCGAACCACCGACACGAGGATTTTCAATCCGGCGCTATTCAAGGCAACGCAAGCACTTACGGGATCACGGCACGTCAAACCCCTGACGGCGGATCAAATACTTACGCGGAAATTGTCAAACCGGCGCGGGCCGATCTGACAAACGAAAACCCCGGTGCGACGGCAATCGCAACCGGGGCTAAAGACGTTGTGGAAGGCGTCTGTTCGTTGCCAGAGTATACCGCACTTTTCCCGATCTTGGCAATGCATTGGGGGGCGCTGGTATGAATGCTTTGACCCCCCAAGCGATGCTTTCCGAGCCGTGGCCCTACCTGGGCACCCCCGACGAACGCGCGGCGCTCTTTCGCAAGGAACTGCTGAGTGCGGCCCTGGGCTACGCGGCCAAGGGCTATCCGGTGTTCCCGGCAATGATGATCGACGGGCAGAAAAAGCCGCTGGTCAAGTGGGGCAAGGGCGAGGATGGCCACCCGGACCTGACCAAGCGGCGCGCCACGACTGACCCCGAGACGGTCAAGGCATGGTGGGCGCGCTGGCCTCTGGCCATGATCGGAATGCCCACGGGCAAGCCGTCTGGCGTCGTGGTGCTGGACATTGACCGCAAGAACGGTGTGGACGGGCTGCCCAATCTGCGGGCGGTCGGGATCGACCCCTATTCCCTGTCCCCGGTCATATCCATCACCCCGAGCGGCGGCTTGCATGTGTTCATGCGCCACAACGGCCCGCTCAAAAACTCTGCGGGCCTCTTGGCAGCGGGCGTCGATATTCGGGGGGATGGAGGCTATATCGTTCTGCCCCCGTCTCTGCCTTCCATCACCCGCGACGAATATCAATGGGAAGGGGGCAGCTATGGGTGCCTTTGATCTTCCCGAATATCCCGCCGATCTGCGAACGCTTGAGGATACCAAGCGCGGCGAGAAATGGGCGCGGCAGGCGCTGGAAGCTGAGGCGGCGATTGTGGCGGGTGCGATGAACGGCACCCGCAACACGACGCTGAACAACGCGGCGCTCAAGCTGGGCCACAAGGTCGCGTCGGGATACCGGCAAGCGGCTGAGGTCGAGGCGGCGCTTATGGAAGCGGCGCAATGGTCGGGGCTTGCTCAAGAGGATGGCCCCGAGGCGGTGCGCGCCACGATCAGGAGCGGCCTGACGGCTGGCCTGCAAGAGCCTGAGCACCCGCAAGACCGGCCCGACTATCGGCCCGCCCCGCGCGGTCCGACGATCATTCAACCGGCCCCGGCGCGCGAGAGCCAATTCTATTCGGCGGCATCGCTCAAGGGAAAGCCCGTCCCGCCCCGGCAATGGCTGGTGCACGGGCTGGTGCCTCAAAAGACTGTCACGCTTTTCAGTGGCGACGGGGGCACCGGCAAAAGCCTATTGGCGCTGCAATTGGCGGTCGCGGTCGCGGCGCAAACGGCATGGATCGGCAAGACGGCGAATACCGGGCGCGTGATCTTCCTGACTGCCGAGGATGACGACGACGAATTGCACCGGCGGCTTGATGACATTTTGAGGGCCGAGCATCGGGACTATGGCGACCTGTCGGGCCTCACGCTGCGGTCACTGGCGGGCGAGGATGCGTTGCTGGCGGTCGAGACGCAAATTGCCCTGATGCAATCCGCGCTGTTTGAGGAACTGGACAAGCGGGCGGCTGAGGAAGCCCCGGCGCTGATCGTCATTGACACCCTGGCTGACGTGTATCCGGCCAATGAGAACGACCGGGCCAAGGTGCGGCAATTCGTGGGCATCCTGCGCGGTCTGGCGATCAAGCGGAAATGCGCGGTCCTGATGCTGGGCCACCCGTCCCTGACCGGCCTCAATAGCGGCACGGGAACGTCAGGATCGACGGCGTGGAATAACTCGGTCCGGTCGCGGCTTTACCTAGCCCGGATCAGTGACAACGGCTTTGAGCCTGACCCTGACGCGCGGGTGCTGTCCACCAAGAAAGCCAACTATGGGCGCACGGGTGACGAGATCAACCTCAAGTGGGAAGCGGGTGTATTTGTCGCTGAGGCGCAGCCCACGGGGCTTGATGCACTGGCGGCGGGGGCCAAGGGCGAGCGGGTATTTCTCAAGCTGCTGGACACCCTGACCGCGCAAGGTCGCTACGTCTCTGCCAGCCCCGGCCCGACATACGCCCCGACGCAATTCGCCAGCCACCCCGAGGCTGAGGGCTGCACAAAGCGGGCGCTCAAGAGCGCGATGGATGCGCTTTTCGGACGTGGCGAGATCGTCATTGCCAGCCACGGCAGCGGCGCGAAAGCCCGGTCTCACATTGCCAGAAAGGGGGCCGATCATGGTCAAGAGTAAGGGTGCAACCCCCGGTGCAATACTGAGTGCAACCCCCGGTGCAACCCCCCGCCAACGCCCGGTCAACGGGGGTGCAATATATACCCCTTATACCCCGAGCGTTGCACCCGCCCTTGGCGGCTGGGTGCACGCTGCAAATGGCGGGCGGCATCTGGTCCCAATGCCCCCTTTTCCGAGTGGATATGGAACCGTGGTGTGGACTTGCGCTTTCGCGCTGTGCGGATCGGGGGTGGCGGCATGAAGGCATCGACCAAAGCAATCCGCTTCCTTGAAAGCCTGAGCATTCCCGAGGGGCCGAAAGCCGGTCAGGCGGTGAAGCTGGCCCGGTTCCAAAAGCAATTCGTCAAGGGCGCTCTGGCGGACGGGATCAACGTGGCCTGTCTGAGCATCGGCAGGGGCAACGCGAAAACCGCCCTGTCGGCGGGCATCGCTCTTGGCGCGGTCAAGGGCATCTGGGATAGTCAGCCCCGGCGGGAAATCCTGATAGCGGCCCGGACGCGGGATCAGGCGCGCATCGCGTTTGACTTCGCGGTTGGTTTTATCCGGTCGCTTCCCGAGGATGACCAAGCGGCCTTCACGATCCGGCGCAGCCCCCGGCTTGAAATCGAGTATGACGGCGACGGCGGCGGACACTTCGTCCGGGCCATTGCGGCGGATGGCAAGACGGCTCTGGGATCGGCCCCGACGCTGGTCCTGATGGATGAGCGCGGCCATTGGCAGGCGGATCAGGGGGACGCCCTGGAACACGCCCTGCTGTCCGGTCTGGGCAAGCGTGGCGGGCGGGCGTTGATTATCAGCACAAGTGCTGCGGATGATGCACACCCGTTTTCGGTCTGGCTGGATGAGGAACAAGAGGGCGTCTATCGGCAAGAGCATAGGCCACCCCCCGGCCTTCCCGCGGATGATTTGGAAAGCCTCAAGCTGGCCAATCCCGGCGCGGCCTATGGCATCGGCTCAAGTCTGGACTGGCTGCAAGGTCAGGCGCGGCGGGCGATTGCGCGGGGCGGATCGACCCTGACAAGTTTCCGGCTCTACAACCGGAATGAGCGTGTCAGCGGCGAAAACCGCGATGTGCTGTTGACGGTCGATGAATGGCTTGCCTGCGAAACGGCGGACCTGCCACCCCGGCAAGGTCAGCTGGTTGTCGGGATCGACATTGGCGGCTCTGCCAGCATGACGGCGGCGGCGTTCTACTGGCCCGAAACGGGGCGGCTTGAGGCTCTGGGCACCTTCCCGTCAAGGCCTTCCCTGCTGGACCGTGGCCAGAATGACCGCGTGCACCGACGCTATGTCGAAATGCAGGACCGGGGCGAGTTGTCCACCCTTGGCGATCAGACGGTTCCTGTCGCGCCTTGGCTGGTCGAGGTCATGGCGCATGTGGAAGGCGAGGCGGTCGCGGCGATCACGGCGGACCGATACAAACAAGCCGAACTTGGCGAGGCTATCGACCGGGCGGGCATCCGGTGCCCGATCATCTGGCGCGGCCAAGGGTACCGCGATGGCAACGAGGATTGCGAGCGGTTTCGGCGCGCGGCCTATGACGGCAAGGTGAAAACCGCCCCGTCGCTGCTGCTGCGGTCCGCTTTCGCGGATGCGGTCACGCTGCGCGACCCGGCGAACAATCTGAAATTGGCAAAGGCGCGGTCCACGGGCCGGATCGACGCGGCGGCGGCAACGGTGCTGGCGGTCGCTGAGGGTGCCCGGATGATGGGCCGCCCCGCTCACAAGGGAGGGCGCATCGCATGGGGATGATTGAAACCGCATCGCGGCTGATAGCGAAACACGGTCAGGCGGCAACGCTGTTGCGGCCCCTGCCACCTGTAGACGATGGCTTTGGGACGGTTCCGAATCCTGGTCCACCGACGCCGTATGCCTGCACGGCGTTCGTCGCCACCTTCACGGTGAATGAGGAATTTATCGCGGCTGGCCTGATGGACGTGGGCGATCTGCGGGTTCTGGTTTCGGTCGAAGGTCTGGCGATCACGCCCGAAACAACCGACAAGATCATGATCGGGACAAGTGTTCTGGGCATTGTCCGTGTCGTGCCACACGCCCCCGGCGGCGACTTGTTTTTCTATGAAATTCAGGGGCGGGACAATGTTTAAGCGAATGGAATACGCCCGCCATTCCCGGCGGATCACACGCGGCCCGCGCTGGAAGGCTCTGCGGATGCAGGCGCTTGAGCGGGACGATTGGCAATGTGTCCAGTGCGGCACCCGGCACCGGCTTGAGATCGACCATATCGAGCCGGTCAGGACGCGGCCCGACTTGGCCTATTCGCTGTCAAATCTGCAAACGCTCTGCGGGCGCTGTCATGCCCGCAAGACCCGAATCGAGATCGGCTTAGGCCGACCCGACCCCAAGCGTGAGGCTTGGAAATCCCTGCTGCGAGATATGCAGCGCAACCCCAACAAACGCGAGGTATGAGCATGTTGGATTCTGTCAAAATCGCACGGCGGCAAAGCGAAATCCGCCAGACGCTTTCGGAACTGGTCGGCAAGGAAAAGCCGTCCGAGGATGAAACCCGCCAGATGGACGAAATGGACCGGGAATATCGGTCCAATGAAACCCGTTATCGCGCGGCTCTGGTGGCCGAGGATACCGAACGCCGGGAAGCCGGGGCCGATCTGGAAACCCGGTCCAGCCGGGAATGGGCCGAGGTCATGGCGGGCTTTGAAATGCGCCAAGTTGCCCTTGCGCTGGACGAGGGCCGCGCCCTGGACGGCAAGACGGGCGAGATCGTCACCGAACTGCGGTCGCGCGGCGGCTATCGCGGCGTCCCTATCCCGTGGGAAGCCTTGGAAATCCGGGCCGGTGAAACCATTGCCAGCGGCACCCCCGATCCGATCCGCACCGCGCCGATCATCGAGCGGCTTTTCGCGGGATCGGTCGCGGCGCGCATGGGTGGCCAGATGGTCAACGTAGGCGTGGGCGAAGTCGAATATCCTGTTGCCACGTCCAGCGTGACGGCGGGGTGGGCGACTTCGGAAACCGGCAACGTGACCGGCCCGAGTGCCTACACGACCGTTGATCGGCCCTTGAAGCCGGATCACAACCTTGGGATTCAGATGAAGCTGACCCGCAAGGCGCTCAAACAATCCGGCAACGCCCTTGAGCAAGCGGTGCGGCGCGACATGAACGGCGCTATCGAGGAAGCCTTGGACAAGGCTGTTTTCCTTGGCAGCGGATCGGCGGGCGAGCCGACCGGGCTTTTCGCGGGTGCATCCGGCTGGGGCATCAACGAGGAAGTCGTGGGCGCGGCCCCGACCTGGGGCGCGTTCCGGTCCGAGGTGGTCAGCTTCATCACCGGCAACGCGGCCAGCGGCCCCGGCGATGTGCGGCTGCTGATCCGTCCCGAGGTCTGGGACACGATGGACGCGGACATTTGGGACGCGGGCAGCGGGATCACGCAATGGGATCGTCTGACGGGTGCCTTGGGTGGCGTCACGATGAGCCATAACGCCCTTGCCGATCCTGATGGTTCCCCGCTGGCCACAAGCGCGGTGATGACGACAACGGCGGGTGGCGTGCCCCCGTTCTTTGTGGGGACGTGGGGTGCAATCGACCTGATCCGCGATCCGTATTCGGACGCGCAATCTGGCGGGCTGCGGATCACGGCGCTGGCCACGATGGACGTGACCATTTCCCGCGCGGTGCAAACCCGTATTCTGACGGGCATTCAGTGATGCTCTGGGCCGGTTCCAAAGGCGGGCTTGAGGTCCGCACCTCTGCGGACGGGGCAACCGTCCTGCGGGGCCGGTTCCCATATGCCGTCCCGACCGTCTTGCAAGGCGGTCGGGAACGGCGGCGGGAAGTATTCGAGGCACGGGCTTTCGGGGCATCGGTCGCGGCTGGCGGTGACATTCACTTGCTGGTGCATCACGACTTTGACCGTCCGCTTGCATCGCGGGCGGCGGGAAGTCTTGAGATCAGGGACGGCGATGACGCCCTGACCTTCGAGGCGACGATTGCCCCGGAAATGCGCGGCGTGGGCTATGTCACCGACTTTCTGGGCACTCTTGCGGCGGGGCTTGTGGGCGGGATCAGCCCCGGCTTTCGCGTGACAGACGGCGGCGATCTGGTGAGGCGCGATAGCGCCGGGCTGTTGCGGGTGGTGCGCTCTGCGGAACTGATCGAGATCAGCGCCGTGACAAAACC